GCGGTATTTCTGCTGTGCCTGAAATAGAAGTTATATCTACTATAGAAACTGAAGATGAATTCGATGTTTATTCAGCCTTACGTTCAGATATTGCACCACTTGGTATACTTGCACCAATTCAAATCATTAATGGTGGAGGTGGGTACCAAGCGAATGATAGAATAGTTTTTACTGGAGGTTCTGGTCAAGGTGCATATGCAAATGTTACCAGCATTGGTGCAAACGGTACCATAACAGGAGTATCTTATTTTTATAATCCAGCCAATCCATTTCCACTTTATACTTTGGGTGGAACAGGTTATAAAAATGAATTTCTACCTTCAGTAAGTGTTCAATCAGCAAACGTAGGAGCATCCGGTGCAATCTTAACAGTGCCTGGAATACTAGGCACTGGTGCAGACTTCTCATTAGTTGTTGACCGTGTTGGTTCAATTACTACAATTGGCATACAAAATTATGGTGAAGATTACTCATCACAACCAGGTGTCTCATTAAAGATACAAGATATTGTTGTATCGAATGTTGCGATTCAAAATCTACCACGTAAAGGTGAGGTCATCTATCAAGGTCCGACAATCAACCTATCAACATATACCGCCAGAGTTAATTCAGTATCATTATTGGCTCCAGATGCAAACACACAATTGTCACTGTACAATCTACAAGTGTTTAACTACAATGCAAATCCAAATCCAAATTTAACATTGAAGATATTAGGTGAAGATAGAAACATCAACCTGATAATGGCCAACTCGGCGTTTCCGCAATTTACAAAAACTTATACATATTTTGATTCATTAGGTCAAAGTACTGTATACACCAGAAACTATAACAAACAAGGTTACATTTCATATGGTGACGGTTCAGCAAAAGCAAATGCAACATTCTTAAATGGATTGGTCATTGGTGATGGTCAGTATTTGACCTCACAAGGACAACCAAGTTCATTTGACATTATGCAGGACGATAGGTACAATAACTTTACCTATTTGATTACAGTTGATAAAGAGATTTCAAAATATAGAGAAGTTCTTTTAGGTCTGTTACATCCTGTAGGAACAAATGTGTTGGGACGTTATGGTTTAAAATCAAATAACAATATAAATTCACATGTTTTTGAAGCAATGTATTTGGGTAAACCATGGTCTTATTATATTGATATGAATGTGGAAAATGTGGTAACAATTGTAACAGATTTTACCAATAAAAGTAACAACATAATTAAAATCAATCAAACAAATGGTGCAAACTTAGAACAAATATTTACTCCAAATACACACATTCTTATTAAAACTAAAAATGGACCAAATGTATATTCGGAAATTGTTTCAGTTAACAATGCAACAAGCACAGTTACACTTGCAAGTAATGTTTGGTTGACCTATGCAAATGTTGCTGTAGTAACAGGTAACTCCGGTTCAAACGTACTAAATATTACATCTCTAACTGGTCTGTATGACTTGATGAACAATGGAAACTATAGTGATCCAGAGTATCCAATAAGAGATATTGTTTATCGTGGTGACATTGTTCTTGTTGATAATAATTCAAGTAAGGTAGTTAATACAGTTGATTATATAAACAAAAAAATATATTTGTCAACTAATTTAACCTCAACAACAAATTCTTATATGGCCGTGAATAGAACGTTCATTGCAAACAGTACCGTATCATCAAGTCAAATTGAATTATATGGTTCAGCTGGAATACCATATATACCAGACCTCATCACAGAAAGTGGTGATACATTAATAACAGAAGATGAAAAAACAATCCTATTGGGGTAAACAATGTCAACAGTAAAAATTTCACAATTAACACAGGGTAGTACAACAACTAACAAAGCCAATACAATTTTTGTTGGTGTGAACTTAGAAGCAGGCAGCACCGGTTCATACACGTTAGAACAAATTTTTGGATTGTCTGATGCATTTGCACAGGCGGCTTTCTTACAGGCAAATACACCATCCAGTGTTGCAAATTCTGCTGGCAATTTTGCCAACGGTGCATTTCTTGCAGCCAATTCTGGCGCATTATTTGCCAATGCATCATTCATTACAGCCAATGCTTCTTATACATCACAAAACACTACATCATCATTTGCTAATGGTGCCTTTGTAACTGCTAATGCATCCTATGATTCACAAAACACTACAGCATCATTCGCTAATGCGGCCTTCACAAGAGCTAACTCTGGTTATGCACAGGCTAATAGTGCCGCATCGTTTGCAAACGGGGCTTTTGTTACATCAAATGCTTCTTATGATAAGGCAAACTCAAATTCATTATTTGCTAATGCGGCTTTTATAACTGCTAATAGTGGTGCGTCATTCGCTAATGGTGCATTTGTGTCGGCTAATTCTGGTGCATCATTTGCCAATGCGGCATTTGTAACTGCTAATGCATCCTATGATTCACAAAATACCACAGCATCATTTGCTAACGGTGCTTTTGTAACAGCCAATGCAGCTGCTAGTTTTGCTAATGGTGCCTTTGTAACAGCCAATTCTGGTGCATCATTCGCTAATGGTGCCTTCACCAAAGCAAACAATGCATTAGCAAATGCAAGTGGCACACTTGCTGGTAGCCTGATTACCACCGGATCAATTGAACCAAAAAACGGTTTCGTTTATACACCGACAGTTTTAGCTGGTGCTCAGACTGCAATCACAATTGATATGACAACACAATCATTGGTTCGTGCTCAGACTGCCGCTGGATTGGTAGTTACACTATCTAATTTGTTAACAGGTAAAGAAGTTGTTGCATGGATTACAAATACTGCTGCAACAAGTCAAGTGTTTACACACGGAGTTTCTGCATTAAATTCAACAATTAATACAACAACATATACAATACCGGCAACAACAACCATTTTGGCAAGATACATGAGTATTGACGGAACGACACAAAATACTTTTGTAGCTATTACAAAGGCATAATAAATAAATCATGGCAAATAAAAACATACTCACAAGCGCATCAAAGGTTTCACAGATAGACCTGTTGTACTATGCACCAGTTGCAGTAGTACCACCCGCAATCACAATACCAATTCATTCTTACTATTGTTTTCTGGCTAAGCCAACTCCATGGGCAGACAATAATAATCCTGTTACACCAACAGGTGACTTAAAGTCAATGAAACAAATTCAAAAGAACATCTTTGTTGCAAAACAAATTAAGACCAGTGATATTTCACCAGTCATTCAACGAATAAATTGGACTACAGGTACAGTGTATGATTATTTCCGTGACGATGTTGATATGTTGGTCAAAGATGCAAACGGTTTTATAACCAAAACATTCTACGTCAAAAACAAATACGACCAAGTCTTCAAGTGTTTGTGGAACAACAACGCTGGTGCATCAACAAGAGAACCGTATTTTGAACCCGGTACATATTCAGCCAACAGAATTTTCCAAGGTGACGATGGTTACAAATGGAAATTTATGTACACCATCGACACTGGCCTAAAACTTAAGTTTATGGACAAAGAGTGGATGCCTGTACAGGTGGGTTCAAACACTCCTAATCCATTGGTTACCAGTGCAGGTGCAGGTAGTATAGATGTTATCAACGTCATAAATGGTGGGTCAGGATACGACACGGTCAATGCGGTTGTGTATGTTACTATCACAGGTGACGGCACAGGTGCAACCGCATCCGCAAACGTGCAATCATTGGCTTCTGGTGGTTCAATTAGAGATATTATTGTGGTAAATCCAGGTAGCAACTACACCTATGCCAATATTGCAGTGACTTCCACAATAGGTAGTAACGCCAACGTTACATGGGCAACATCACCAATTGGTGGCCACGGGTTTGATCCTATTTCTGAATTAGGTTGCGAACATGTTATGTTGACCGCTGAGTTTGATGGTGATGAAAATGGTTTTGTACCAACAGATATTGACTATCACCAAGTTGGTATCTTGGTGAATCCAACCACAAAACAATTCAATCCAAACCCAGCCAATGGTATTATCTACAGCACAACAACAAACATTGTCGTGGCTCCAGGTTCAGATGCGGGTTATACAGCTGATGAGTTTGTATATCAAGGTACTTTGACCAATCCAACATTTTATGCAAACGTTTTAAGTTTTGATGGTGGTTCCAACCTGATTAAGCTGATAAATACAACAGGCACTCCAGCAAATAACAGTCCAATATTTGGACAAGATTCAAAGACAACAAGAACATTATTGTCATACAGTACTCCAAATTTTGCAGTTCATTCTGGTTATATGATTTATGTACAGAATAGATCCGGTGTTCAAAGAAGTACTGATGGCATAGAACAATTCAGATTCGTATTAGGTTTCTAAGGGAAAAAAATGGCTTTAAATTTTAACGTTGATCCATACTATGACGATTTCGATGGAACAAAAAACTT